TGAATGTCTTTGTTACAAGTGGCATCAAACCTCTTGAAGTCTAGGGCAATTCCCTTGCTAGATATCTTACTGAGCTCCCTGTACATAACGGATGTCTCTGTGTACGGATTCATCCCAATCACAAAGGGATTACCCTTCTCCCACCTGTGCCTACGAAGGCAGGCCTGGATGGGAGCAGCATATTTCCTCTGAAACAGGAACGCATCTATGGGAGAGTTCTTTATACATCTGGTGCCACCTCTATCAGCCTTCTCTCCTGAAAGCAGCTCAACCTTAGTGTTGTCTTCTATTAGGCAGGATATCTTCATTCCATGCTTGGCCACACTCTCAATGGTCTTCACTCGATGTTTCATCTCTTGGGAAACCTGGTCCTTTTTCCACAAGATGGTGTAGTTACCCGGGGATTGTTCTACTTTCTCCAGATAATCACACTTTCTCGTTCTGTTGTCAAGCTTTCCGATGATTCCACAGCTCTTCTCTATATTTATAGGGCCAAGATTGCCATACAGAGGATCATTGGGATTCAAAACCCCGTTGAGTACTTCCGAGTTGTTTAGGGGACGCAATCCATGGGTGAACTTTCCAAAGTTCTTGACTAGAAAGTCTTCAATCTCTTTGAGGATGCCCTTGTCACATGGCTTATGATCAAATGCCAAGTAACTAATCTGGTTGCCCAGTATATGAGGCTTTCCATCTCTAGTGGTCAACTTGGTTTTAGCCTCTGAGGACAACTCACTAACATTCTGAGGGGCAGGCTTGCACTGGTCAGGCAAAGTGGTATGTTTATGGAGGGGACTCCTAATGTACCTTTCTTTGCTAGAGTTACAAGGCCTCCAGAGTGCTGGACAAAATCCTAGCTGAACGAACCTATCAGTGGCAGGAAGATCGAAAGCTTCTGCCGAAACATCCTTGATGGCATTATAGTCCTTGTCCATGATGTAGAATTCTTCACCTGTAATGGGGTGCTTGGCTTTGTGGCCGACAAGCTCTGGTTTCTGAGTGATGCCCTGTCGGATACTATCAGCTCCATCCGCTCTCATCATTTCTATTAGAGCGTCCGAAGTGACTATGGATCCTATGGTTTCCCTCAGACTGCGAACCAAGGTGGTGTGTATGGCTACGATTCTACGTGATTCCAACTTCTTGTTGGTGAGCAGGTAGAATGAGCCACAACTACCAGCCTCGGTAGGCACATCTCTGATGCCGACCCAGTCGACTCTCAATTCATGGGGGTTGTAGCAGGATATTGAGCCACCTGCCAGCACTCCCCAGTTTGGACTCTCTGGGAGGTCTTGGGCGTTAGCACCGTGGTAAACCTCAACTCCTCTGGTAGTGTATAGCATAAGCCTAACATCCATCAGATTGCCTTCTGTGATGTCAGAGTTTCTGCAAAAGAAAGGCAAAAGACTCTTTTTGGCAGGGAATGTTGGTTCCCTGACCTTAAGAAGTGTTACATCTCTCTCTTTTAGCTCACAAACATAGTCGGCATTCCAGCTGTCACCATCCTCGAATATGGTATACTTGGGATCCTTATCACTTGCGTCAGCTATGTGAGATACTGTCAGGATATACTTTCCTCCTATGAAGTGTCCAATGCATCCATTGACGGCCCCCTCTGGAGAAATGTATGAAA